CAGGTTATTCCAGTGTCCTAAAGTTTATATACACCGGACGAACACTTCTGCCAGCGCCTTTAACCTTCTTCAGAACGCCGATCTTTATAAGCCGATTAATAATCTCAGCCGTATTTCCCATCCCAGCCTTACCCCGCACATTACATATATCCCGTATAGACGGCCCAAACCCATACTTCTTCCACCACTCATCTATACACAAGAACACTTCCCTCTGCGCCGGCGTCATATCCTTCTCCACACATTCCTCAAACGACATCTCACTTCTCTTAGCCGTCATGCTCCGATTTATAAGTAATACCGTCATCTGGAAACTCTTTCCACTCTTAAGACTTTACTTTAAGAGTGGAAACTCTTCCAGTAGCATCTTGATAACCATCTTCATTTTCTAAAAATATATCCCCCCGGGTGGGTGACGATTCTAAAGGCATGGGGGTGGGTTCCGTAGATTTGAGGGGCTGTTCTATCTCATCGGAAAAAGATTGGGATTGTTCGAGTGGAATAGTATGTTCACATGCAGGCGGAGTCCCGCAATCAAATTCGGGGGGTGCGGGTACGGTAGGGTCGTCAGATTTCTGATTTGTCAATTCTGATAGCAGGTCGGAAGCGTCAACTTCCTGAGCGTCATCGGTCGATAGCATCATGGTTTTAAGTTGCTGCATTATCTGATCCTTGATTTCATCGCTAGCCTTCACGCTTTCTATGCGTTTCGTTTCTCGGAACATATCAACGCCGGAAATTACACCAAGCGTTTTAACTGCGCTGACCCTGACAGCATCTCTATCTGAGTTTACAGCAATGTCTGTAAGCGTTGAAACGATCAAAGCCTTGATTGAGTCTATAGAATATTGTGCAGCCCTTTGTTTGTGTAGTTCCAGCCTTTCCATTTCCAGTTGTATTCCAGAGTGCTGTTTAAGCAAGCTGGCAGCATTTCCAACTGTCTTAGGTTTACCCTTCGATTTATACGCTTGCCGGTAACTGTCAGCACCAGACAACCCTTCGAGTATTAACCCTTCCGCATATTTCTTTTGTTTTGCTGTCAACCCTGATTTACCTATGCGTAGGGACGCTTCTATACCTTTGCTCTGTATAGCTTCTCTTGCTTGTTTCCTGCTGATTGTTTTCATATTGCACCGATTAGCTGCCGCGCGCGCTTGCGCCCTGAATTGCCCCAAATATACAGGAACACCACCGGAATAGTAAAGCCCACCAGAAAAAGTGTAACACCCTGTTACACCTGTCACAGTTACACCTGTCACAAATGTTACACCGATCAACGCATTTGCTAGGTTTTGCGCTGGCACGATATTAGCTAAAAAGCCTTCCATGCAATACATTAATTCCATTAGGGTATTGCATTATTGAATGTAGGACGCTATATTATCGATTCGCACTCACCGGAGTGTATTAACAGGAGATCACAGCATGAGAGATTATCTAAGCATTGGAACCGTACCATGTAATGAAGATTGCACCCAAAACGAGCCGACCGGAAGTTATGCCACAGCGCAACGCCGCGAAGCCGCGATTTTTGCCCAGCAAATCGCACGTCATTATCCAGAGCCGGAAAATGGATATGTAACTGTTAAACGATTCGCGCACGATTTCGGCGGATATTATGAAGCATGCTCTGTCTTTGATGACAACGACGAAGCCGCTACAAGTTGGGCTTATGACGTTGAAGCCGATACTTTGGGAGTGCTGGCAAATTGGGATGAAATCGCCCTGGCAGAATTTAACACCGCCGCCGCTTGAGTGATACCTGCCAGCGCATTAAATCAGTGTGCTGGCGGATTATCATTTGATAGTCATCACTTTTAGGAGAGTGAACCAATGTACAGCGAAATTTTGGCAGGTATAGCTAGCTTTATTATTTTTTGGCTTTTTTTGTTTTTGCTTTTATCTATTTAATCAGGAGCCGACACCATGAAAACTACTGTTTCAATATACGACTTCCGCGACGCTTTTGTACGCGCTGGCAGGAAAGATCAATTCTCTTATGAGGCTTTAGAGTTAATTTATAACTATTTAGAAGATCAGGAAAACGACACAGGTTACGAATACGAATTAGACGTAATTGGACTTTGTTGCGAACTGTCTGAGGATTATTGCGAGGATATAGCTGCAAATTACAGCATCGACATATCAGAATGTATTGACGAACAGACCACAATCGAAACCGTCTTAAATTATTTGCATGATGAAACGACTGTTATCGGTACGACTGCAGCCGGTGACATTATTTATGTTCAATTCTAGGAGTTAATAAAATGAAAATAACTATTCGTATCGAAAAAAATTATGGCATCGAAACTTATTACCCCGCCTGCGATAAATCAAACCTGCTGGCAAAGCTAGCAGGAACCAAAACCATCACTTGGCACGCGATGGAAACAATTCAGGCTTTAGGTTATGAAATCGAGATTAAACAACCTAAGCCCAAAATGTTCGCCCACTTAGTAGGAGTGTAAATAATGCCACGCTTAAACGATTATTACGAACTAACCTTAGCCGCGCACTACTTACCCGCGCTTTTCAATGGCGATTATTCTGGACTTGACGACAACGAAGCCGCCGAGCTTGACGCTTTTATGCGTGACTATTGGAAGTTGCCAGATGCCACGCTGGATTTTACGGACGCGCATTATTGTCGGCAGGAAACACAATTTGCCGTTGACGAAGTGAGCGGATTACACGCCGACTGTTACACCTGCCGCCTGTACTTTACAAATCATTTATTGAACCCGCAGCAGCACGCCTTAGACCTTAATTAACAGGAGATCAGACCATGCTAAATCATTCTATAACCCCATGGAAAACCGCTATCGCTTTCGACCGCGATTACATCCGAAACATTAAAGACGCACAAGGCGAAATCATCGCGCAGATACCAGACTGGACGGATGGACTAGCAGAAACCACCGCCAACGCCCGACTAATGGCAGCCGCCCCCGATCTACTGGAAGCCCTGCGCGACCTGCTATCACGCGCTCAGGAAGCATTGGATCAGACGGCAACGCGTGACGGATTAGCGAACTGCGATGCCCTCGCCCGATGCCGCGCAGTAATAGCAAAAGCAACAGGAGATCAGACGGTATAAAACGCTTGACAATTGAGAGAGTCACGCTTCACAATGCAATAGCTAGGAGCGTGACAACCTAATACTTACAGGAGATCAGACGATGCACCCAATATTTGACGGCAGAGAAATAGTAGGACACGCAAAGAATAAACGACACGCCGAGCAGGTAATCAGACGGTTAATCACAATTCCGAAAAACTTCCGGCTTGTGGTGACAGAAAGATCAGAAGTTTTGCGCGAGATATACAACTCAGACGCAGGCTTTATTTATTCAATTGTTTGCTAGGAGATCAGACGATGAAACTTATTTTTAACGAGTACGGATGGATTAAATGTTTTGAGATGGTCGCAGATGGACAGGGCGGTTATTTCAATTGGCGCAGATTTGATACTAAAGCCGCCGCTCTGCGATGGGTACGAGAAAACCCTGAGATGCGCGGCGTATGTGCCGAGTGCCAACAATAAGGAGATCAGACGATGAAACAAATAGCAGCTTACCCAAACGAGAATTACGGTATCGAGTCCCGCATTTATCAGACGGACAAAGGATTCAATGTCGCGCTGTTTGATACTGACGCAGAGCAGCGCGTATGCCTATTTATCCGCTTTCAGACGCTTGCACAAGCGGTTGTTAAAGCAAAACATTTATCTGGCGTATAGGAGATCAGACGATGACAACAATCACGCAACTAACTATAGATGAATTCTACGCAGCATACCTGCCGCAGAAGAATGATTTTGACGATAACGCCAGTTGGAACGGCTGCATGCTGGAAACATACGGCGATGATTATGAGTACGTCAAACTGGTAAATTTTCTCGCGCCCGAACGAGTATGGACAATTATTGATGGTGAAGATCATCCGATTCTGACTAACGGGTTTCATTACGTTAACCGCATAGGTTATGTGGTGACTGTTCGTCCCGCGCCAGAAGATACATTTATAGAAGTAGTGGACAACTAGGAGATCAGACGATGACACAGTTACCAGATGAAATAACAATCAGTTGGCACTTTACCGACATTCAAGAACGCGATGACAGTTTAACCAATGACGAGGCGCGGCAGGTTTTGAAGTTAATGAAGGATGGACATGACGCAAACATTGGCATCAATTGGGAAACCATTGACGCATGGATTGATTACTTTAAATCTATATAGGAGATCAGACGGTGAAAACATTATTAGATGGAACATACAAAATGAATGATGATGGCGCGATCTGGATTGACGTTCGCGGATTCTCTATCAAAATTCAGACAACAGACGAAGGAGTATTAGTAGATATTTTTAATGCAAAAGAATTGGATCAGGAACTTCATGCAAACATAATAGGGTCAACGTATGTTTTTGACCATGAGTTAGAATCCGCACATGAATAACCACCCCGCCACGTTTTCAATTCACCTACTAGAAGATGAAGATGGAAACGTGCGCGTGGTTTCAGACTGGTCTGGAGAGGGTGAGCGATGCCTGAACTTAGGTATTGAGATCATGCAGTCACTCTCCCAGATCATCCCCTACACAGACGGTGCGCTAACGATGGGCGCTGCTTTCCGCACGACTACCGAGCATTGACCGAGTCAGGCTTTGAGTAAATCCAAAAAGTCCTACCCGTTGATGGTAGTCATTGGCATCTTCTTTGGTGCGATCAGACAGCCAATACTTCCAGCCGCTTTCCTCTGCCACGCGCTGACCAGTACCAGACGCATCGTTGTCCGCGATCAGAAGCCCTGGCTCCAGTCCCGCTGCCACCTTCGCCATGTTCCCCGCAGAGAAGCATACGTGCAGCGTGTACCGTTGTTTCATCTGCTTAAATGCCAGACGAACAGACAGCGCAGTAGCATAGCCCTCGCACAGTACATTCATTCCCTTGTTATCGAAGGTAAACACAGCGTTACTTGTACGCTGACCGTACAAGAACTTCTTCCCGCCGTCCTCGTCGATCTGCTGCAAGCCCACCAAGTTACCTGCCACCCGCATAGGTATCAGAAGAACAGGCTTGCCGTCCTGCCACAGCACGTTTCCCTGCTCATCTGGAAAGCCTTTAGCCTCAAGGTATGGGTGCGTACTGTTGCCACTAGCGTTAAGCATTCCTACCGCCCTCTGCATGGCCTGATGCTGCTTCTTCTTCTGCTCGTCCTCGGCACTACGGATAGACGCGAGGTAGGTTGATTTAACTTTAGTTGTAATGGGAGAGTCAGGCTTCCAAATAGATACGACAGTGCTTGTCGCATGATTCTGAACGAACCCAACGTCACCCATGAACTTCACCGCGCCATTGCGTGAACGTGGATGATCTTGTGTTGGAAACCGTTTCCACACACCGAGCGGCGGCAGATCGTTAATCAGGATGCCATGACTGCGGGCGAATTCTATGAAGTCCATTATTAAACTCCATTAAAAACAATAAGGGCAGAAGGAAAAGGTGCGCTGTTTTTTGAACCACCAAACTTTAACCTTCCACGAATAAAAGTTATTTGTCCTTTAATTGCGTAGTCATGCCACCATTTTGTATCCGTTCTAGCAGGAACCAAACAAACCACAGTCGCCCCATTTAAAGAAGATTCGTATGCTTTTTTCATCCATAATCCGATAGACCTACCGTAAGGAGGGTTCATCCAACACTTGCCAGTCCAAATTTGTTTTAACCCATCCATTTCTTTATCAAAGTATTTTGCACACTTTGCATTTTCTGAATTGGCACAAACATCAATATCAAATGTTCCATGCAATTTATTTTGTTGTTCAAAAAAATCCTGTGGTGTTGCCCATTCATCTGTTGCGCTTGTCATCATTCCTAAGTTGATGCTCATTATCTTCTCCCCACAGAACGCAAGAACTGCTTTAACTTTTTATCTATAAACTTTCTGGTGTCATCAGACGGCAGCGCAGGCGTGTCATCCCGCAGGCCACGAGGCCAGACGCCGAACTTATCTTTGTATGTGTTGGCTGCTCTGCCTTTAGACCATCCCTGAGTACGCATATACCAGACCATCTGGCTCCAGAACTCCTGCTTGCTGTCCCTGGAAACGTTTCCAGTCAGCTCAATCATTTCTCCATCAATCGAGAACACTTTGTTCTTCTTCTCTCGCACATGACCGCAGTTGTAACAGGTATCCGACCCAGCAGGCCAGAGTGCTGCACACTTAGGACACTTGCTCTCTTGCTTTAACTTCTCCGACGGTTCCTTCTTGGCCTTCTCTTTGCCGTCATCAAGAACTTCTACTCCTTCTTCGAACACCTGATCCCAATCTTCTCTGAACCGAAGATAGTTACCGCTGTGATCTAGCCATACCGCAAACTCTTTACCCTCATGCCCGCGCATCACGCGCCCCATCTGTTGGATATGGGAGGACAGACTCTTACTGAACGGCCTGGCAGATACGCCAATCATCACATCGCTGACGTCGAATCCTTTGGTCAGTATGTCCGTTGCGATTAACCCTGTGATCTGTGTATCAGGCTTGCCGAAGTCCTCAATAACCTGCTTCTTCCACTCGTCATCATCCTTGTAACTGATACAGATAAAGTTATACCCCTGCTCTTGGAACTTACGGGCGAGGTGAACGCCATGTTCTACGCCTGACGCGAACACGATTGTCTTTCTTGGCTCACCGAATATCTCGTGGGTTTTCTTTATCCACTCTGCCACTACATCGCCTGTGATGACCATGCCGCGAGTGCTTGTCTCTGCCTGACTCCACTCCCCCGCTACCTTCTTCGCGCCCTCCATGTTGATTTCTTTGGCGATAAACACGCGCAAGGGAACCAGCACCTTGTCATCCACCAGTTGCTTGGTAGTGACTGTGCTTACCACGTTGTCGTATATCTTCCCCAATCCTTTGGTAAATGGGGTGGCAGTCAGACCTATCACACGCACATCAGGATTAGCTTTGATGAACTCAACCGTCTGCTCGCGGGTAGCGTGTGCCTCATCTACGATCAGAAGATTTAAACCTGGGAATGAACCGCGCCGCTCAAGTGTTTGTGCGCTACAGACTTGGATGGATTCATAGGGACGGTAACGCCAATGTCCAGCTTGTAGTACGCCATGCGCTATGTCGTACTTCTCTAATCGTTTACTGGTCTGGTCGCAGAGAACCACGCGGTCTAATAACATCGCCGCTTTGTTGCCTTTGACTTGTGTTGCAGCCATCAGAGCGATAGCCATCTCAGTTTTCCCAGCTCCCGTGGGCGCGTACAGTATCTGTGCTTTCTTGCCCTTCGCAAATCCTTCACGCAAAGCGGCTAGTGTTTGCTCTTGATAAGAGCGTAGGTTTAATGCCATGTGTCCCTCTCGCTGCCAGCACTAACCCGCTGGCTTGGGTTTGATTACGCTATTTTTTTTAGATTCTTTTGCTGCATAGCTACCTGCTTCATGAGCTGTGCATTCTCTCGCTGGAATTGGTCACGCGAAGTGGTGACAGCTTTTAATTCTATCTCCAACAGTCTGATCTGTGCGCGCAAATCTTTAATGATCGATTGCGCTTTCTCTTTCTCTACATCATCTGTGCTTGCAGCCATTGCGACTGTTAGTTGATCCTGCAAATCTTGATTCTCTTTTTGTAAAGAATCTGCCGCTGCGCGCAATGTCTCGCGCTCAATCTCTCCTTCGTTAAACTCTACGGCTGGGTCAGGAACTTTTGCTATCCTAGAATTTACTTTAACTGTGGAAGAGTTTCCATTTGGCTTGCCTTCTTCCAGTTCTTTTCTTATAGCATTGACAAGTGTGTGGGATACGCCGCAGATTCTGCCTATCTCACGATTACTCAAGTCCTGCCACTCTATGTCCTTCAGCATCGTTATAACGCCCTTGCGCTTGTCCTCGTTGGTAGGACGTAGGCCATGCTTATTGTTGGCCTCTATGCCGTGCAGGATGGCGTCTCTGACGCTTCCTTCTTTGACATCTGCCCTAATACCTGGGGAGTTGATGCGTTTGTTTGCAAAGTAACGGTGAAAGCCATCTGCTAACCAGTAGTCCACGCCGTCATGAAACAAAACGACTGGCGGAAATAAGTCTCCGTTCAGCATCTCGTCTGCATACTGCGCTACCACGTTCTCGTCAATCTTTACCCGACTCTGCGTCCCGCCGTCTATTCTAATTTTGTCTAAGCCAATATTCATTCTATTCCCCCAGTAAATATGCAACACACATTGCAATGATGAACAACAACACGCCCATCCCGATCATGATTCCCCCTAGTAATGTCAACGCTTCAAATGTTTCCATGGCTCACCTATATGAGTAAGTAGCGGTACACCGGATTAGATAGGCTGTAGTTCTCGCGATCTATCCTGCCCCATTGGGCAGCATTCACCAGATTGGCAGACGGGCAGCTAAAGTTTTCTTTCGCATCTACCATCTTCATAAAGTTGATAAGTATGTTTGCGCAGCTTGTCTTGCGTCCGTAGCTATGGTGATATCCACCATCCACCTTGTTGCTCTTGTCCACAACATACGCATCAAGCGCAGCCACAGCCTCGCCTACATGCTTATCATCCGATAATACGAACCGATGATCACACCTGCGCGCCATCCATTTCAAATCACGAAGTAAAAACCCCATAGGTGGCAGGATAGTCTCAGTCTGTAGCTTGTCACCGCCGCGCACAAACATCACGCCAGCCGAATCCATGTTGGCTGCTGTTGAAGCAATGCAGGCTATGTCTTGCACAATGGCTGTGTACCACCGCTGTTTGTGATCGCCCAGACAGGCAGCAAGTCTGTCATCTGCATTAAGCCAGATACGGCGCATGGATTCAAAGTCAATCTTTGGCAGCTCACCGTCCTTGGTAAACTCAAACGTATCCCCAAAGATTTCCTCAAATGGTTCGTCGTATCCCCACCAGTTGCCTGTCAGATCAACTAACATCCGCTTGCCCTGCATCTCCGCAACAATCTGCGCGGCTATGACGTTCTCGATGACGCTAAAGAATCCACTGTTGCGCGGGCGATAAGAGACCACATCAACCGGAGAAACAACATCCACATTGTCCTCTGTAAAACCCTGATACAGACGCCACTGATCCTCTGTGATACGCCACTTGCGGGCGGCATGCTCAAAGCCTAGACAACCCACCAGCTCCTGCTTGTAGAAGAAGTTATCTGGCAGCTTGGCTGGCATCATCCTCTCTATCAAGTTCCAACTAACCTTTCCCCAGTAGAACATCCTGGCTGCCACCGCAGGTATCCGGTCGTTCAGTGGAAATCTTTCCGCCAATGCCATCAGGAGGCCAATAGAGCGCGGGCAATCACCGTTAATCTCAGCAGCTAAAGTGTTTACTAGGTTGACAAATGCACCGTGGAAATCGTGCGTCTCGTCCTGTAGTTTGTATCTGTTGAACTGAATCATGATTAGTCCTTATCGTTGTTGATCTCTCTAATTTCATGCGCCCTCAACTGCGGGTCTAGGCGGTCGCGTATCTCACGCACTGGCACGTTACGAATGCCCCAAAAATTGGAATGTAATTCGTTCTGTTCAAGAGCTTCAACCTCATGCAGTAACGCTCTCTTAGCTTGTTCTCTTACCCTAGCCGCATGTCCACTGTTATGCCTGCCCGCGCCCGACTGCTGCGCTCTTGCTACGTAATTACGTGGCTTCATTTGTAATTTCCTTTCCACGCCGATCACTTACGCGGCGGGTAATGACCCGCTCCAAACGATCAAGGATTTCTTCTGTCTCTGTGTCCAACAAATTCACTTGCTTCTTCCACTTCAATAGTGTGAGGTGCATGTCATGTAGCAACTGACCTTTTTGCTGCTCATCTGAAAGAACATTAGCTGTCAGGCGATAGCCACCGCCTTCGTATTGATCGGTAGATAGACTGACGAACGCACGAATAGGTACGTCTGGCGCCTTCTCTATGGTGACTACGCATTTCTGGATAAGCTGCCGTGCCTGCATCTTGCGATACGCTTCTGCGGCCTTGTCATCATCCCACTGGAAATGTTTGTGAAGGATTGACTTAGGATTTCTTGCTTCATCCAGTACATCATCAACCATTAATAGGCCGCCATTCTTGTTGGCAATCTTTTCTAATAGCTTGCGCTCTTCTGCTAGTGCCTCTGCTTTCATTACTTCCATGTTGATCTCCTTAAAGTTTGCCTGCTGTACCTCACCCCGCCCTACCGTTCCGTGCCACACCTCACCTGCCGTGTTTTTCCGTGCCTGATCAAACCCCACCTAGCCTAGCCCATCCCTACTGAACCATACCTGCCGCACCACTCCTAACGCCACCTTGCGCCGCCTAACCCCACCTGCCTTACCTTGCCGTACCACGCGGTGCCACGCCTTGCCGCGCCGTACTGTTCCATGCCTGCCGTAACGAACCGCACCGAACCTCGCCAGACCATGCCATACCTGCCTTACCGAACTGCATCGAACCGTGACTTACCCCGCCGCAACATGCCGGGCCTGCCTCAACTCACCAAACCGCTCCTCGCTTTACCAGGCCATTCCCCGCCTGCCGTGACAAACCCTGCCTGACGTAGCCGTAACAAACCACAACGAACCACGACGCACCTGCCTTAACGAACCAATCCGCGCAGCGCCGCACCATACCCCAACAAACCTCGCCTGACCTGCCAATCCCTACCCAGCCTGTCCGGGACGCACCCCGCCGCTCCTGCCTTATTACTTAATGCCGAATTTCTTTACGACTTCTTTCTCTTTGTCATTAGGCACAATTTCAAACGTACCAAAACCACAGCCAGCCGAAGCCTTAGAGTCAGGACGTCCAGCTCCTATACCTACCTGCAACCCAACGCGGCTGACCAAGTTATAGACATCTTGCGCAGTGAACTGATCCGAATCAAAACGTATGCGCAAACGTGCTGCCCATTCGCGATACATCGGACGGCTACGTACATCCACTACGCCTGTGGCATTACGAGTGTGAGCTGTGTACGTTTCTGATGTGCCATAAATACGGATAAGCGGGATTCCGTCTTGCAGATCAAAACCATCAGCCACAACGAATGTTGATAGCTTGGCGAGGGTCATCTTAAAACCTACTAAACGACATGCGCTGATCATGCCGGCGCGAAAAGCAGCAGCGTTCATACCTTCCCAGTTTTCTTCTGAGCGGTAACGTGCGGCCTCTGCTTCTTTGTCATAGTCTCTGGCATCACGAACCTTCTTGCTACCAGCAGACTTACCCTCTGCCATCTTAGCCATAAGTTCTGCCTTCTTGCTAAACCGCTCAACGACCAGCGGTGCCGTACCCTGTAGCAGAACATCAACTGCTTGGAAATTGGGTGCCGAAATAACTACCGATGTTTCTTTGACTTTCATATCCATCTTCACTCTCCTTTTAATATAGCCGTAGCTATGGCTTCAGCAGGGTTATCCTGCCAATCTCTGTAATAGTGGCAAATGATTGCCGCTCTTTCTCTTTCCCGCTCTACTACCGACTGCTCCAAACGATCTGCAAAATCCCGCAGATGATCCTTTAACCACTCTCCTGTTTCCATACATCCTCCTATATCTAGGGTGAACAATAATCTGTAATCTTATGCGTGTCAACAGTTAGTTCCTGTCAGCTCACATCTATTGCATCATCAGCTTCTAGGTTCCCCATGGGTGATAGCCCACCCCTAAATGCGCAGCACACAAGTAGGGAACTATCACACCATGCCCATATCCTAACTGCTGGATACTAGCAAACCCGTAAGGCAGCGATTATCTCGATGGAAGGTATGTCTCACCACTGGCCCTTCCCTCTTGTGCCATCCCTCACTGACAGGTGGCGTGGTTAGCAGGCGGGTTAGACCTCTACCAGTGTATTCTCGATGGCAGCCCATGCAGGCTCTCTAACTAACGCGATCGGCACGGTCACCGGAAATAGAAAAACCCATAAGGTTTGGCTCTCCGTGTAGCGGCACGTTCCCTTTCGGGTGAGAACCAAAGCTTATGGGCTTAGGTTTCGTCTCTGCCGCTACAGTGACGGAGAGAATATTAGGACAAGTCCCAGTTTTATGCAAGCGTGTAATCTACACAGCCTCTTTCCATACAGGTCTCACCCAAGTGGGGGATGTGGCGGTCTAGGACTTCCTGTAGTTTGTACGATAACAGACTGCTGGCGTGGTACAGAATGGCTATCTCGCGCAGGTCTTCTATCAGATCCTTGTCGTACTGCATGGCTCCTCCATGGTGCCGGTTACGATTATCCGGCGCGTATGTCGATGCTACGCTGGCCTACGCCGACTTGGTTGTTGGTAGCGTCGCAATCCATGTATAGAGCCTATGCGAACTCGGCGCTCACCCTTTTCTACCAACACGGCTGAGGACTATTCTCTCTTTGTGGTCGCTGCCTAGGATCAGCATCGAACAATCTTCATGCGTCTTGGTTGTTGATACTCACGGCGTCCATGGCAAAACCCATTCCGCTTCACTATATCTATCCGCAAGTATCAACACGGCTGAGAACTTAGTTACAGTTGCGATCTGTATGGAGTTCGGGATTAAGGACAATGTTACGTGCAGCTGCAGCTGGTGACGTAAGTGACTATCCACTGACCGAGTTCTACCACCCAAATTCTCATGCGTCTTGATACAAAAAGAACCCCACCGAAGCGGGGTTAAAAGACCGTCCCTTACGGTCTAAGCGAGTGGTACTAACCAGCCAGGGAGGAGACCACAGCATAGGAGAGTGATATCTGGCTGGCTTTCCCGATACAACGATAACACAACACTACTAAAACACAA